AGAGGAAATTGAAAAGTTGTTAATTCAAGGGCAAACACTATTTACGCCTTACGCTGAATACACAATAAACCAATAATTTAACAAGGGACGCATCCATAACGCACATTTTAATCAAAACGCTATGAAAATTACATTGAAAGACAAAAAGTTTTTAATCGCCAGATACTTTGAATTGCTTTTGCTTCAGGGCTATGGAATAAATGAGTATATGGGTAAGCCTTTAACCTACTGGAACTACACCGGATTGATTAAAGAAATAATAAGGCAAGAGCAAGATGTTTATGGATCAAGCGATTTTTTAGAACATTACCCTATTTATCGTAACTTTATCAATAAAAAATAAACAATATGAGCAAAGAAGAAATTTTAGACATTATCCGGGAATACTCTAAAGAACTGGAAGATGATATGCAAGAAATGATTACTTATTATGGTCGTGAAGATAGTGCTTCGCAACGTTGTATAACTCAATTTTTGGTTATGTACGAACTTTTAAGTCGTTTAGGAATAAATCTGGATGACGACTATCAGCCTGACGAATTTTTGGACGATTGATATTGAAATGTTTATTTGATTATATTTGTTGAACAATAAAAAACAATTCTATGAAAGAACAAGAAATTTGGTTTGAAGGATCAAAAACTCCAAGTCAAAATCAATTAGTAAGGTTTCTTGACATTTATTGCGATGAGTATTTTGGAATGTATATTGCTCACGAAAAAATGTTTTTTATTGGTTTTGCCGATAATGGCGATTTTCGATTTGCTAACCAAATTTTGATGTGGACTAATTTTTAATAAATAATAAGTATGAAAGCAAAAATTGACGATGGCGTTTTAGTTTTAATACCAGAAACCGAGCAGGAACAAAATGATGCCGACTTATGGTTTCGATATATCCATGCAATTAGCGATCCAGAGGAGGAAATATGTTGTGAAATTGAAACAGCCGAAAAATTATGAAACAAACAGCGATAAATTGGCTTAAAAAAATACTTGATGGTCAAAAAGATAAACCATTTAATTATGATGAGTGGGTTGTTGCCTTTGACTACGCTAAAGAAATTGAAAAAGAGCAAATGGAAAGCCAACAAATAATCGAGCATCATAAAACTTGCTTGGAATTGGAATTGGAAAAATTTAGAACTCAATATCCGCAAGTTACCTCTGGCGATTTACAAACTTTTGTTATTGGCTGGAAAACCGCTATTGATACCTTTTGCATAACTGACAAAAATTCTACGAAATGAAACAAAAATTTTTTACCATTACATTTTATCCTGATGATAAAAGTTGTATTTTATCCGGTTACAATCTTTGGGCTTTCGATATGTTGGAGGCTGTAAAAAAGCATTATGAAATGTATCCGGGTATTCATCCTCATTACATACACTATAAACCAGATATTCAGTTATGAAAAAAATTTTTGCTCGGTTATTGAATTGCTTGAAAAAAAAATTTGATAAAAGTAAAGGCTTGAATGACTTAACAAAAGAAACTGAACTATCGCAACGAGAAATCGTGTATAGGGCTATTTTTACTTTTGAGGAGTGGTTTACTTCCAGACAACTGATTAACAAGATAAACGAAAATTTTTATTTAACTCCTATTCAGGTTTATCGAGTTTTGAGCAAAATGCTAAAAAAAGGATTGGTTTCTAAAAATAAAATCAACGATCACTTAATTCTTTACAAATGGATAAAAACAAAGTAAAAATTGATGCTGAAGTATGGAGGGCATTTGTTTCAATGTGTGAAGAACAAAACATAAGTGTTAATAATTTTTTAGCAATTCTCTTATTGAATTATTTTTTTGAAAAGGATTTGAAAAAATTTGATTTAAGCCACAATTTTATTTCAGCAAGAGATAACTAACCAAACCTCCTCCAAGAGCGCTTAAAACGCATCCAGTTACCTTTAGAAACTTTTGCTTTTTTATTTCCTTATGGAGCATTTTGTTTGCATTTTGACAATCTTTTAATTCTGCATCCCTTATTTTATATTTTTCTAATTCGTTTGCAGATATTTGATTTTGAAACTTAATTGTTTCGTTCAAATTGTTAATCATATTTTTTTGAGTTTCTATTTCAATTAAATTTATATTGTTCAAACTATCTAAATAACTTGAATGAGCAATTTCTTTTAAGATTGCTTTAGATTGCACTTTACTGAAGCAAAATAAGGTATCGCTATTTACGACGATTTTTTTTTGAGAAAAACAAGTTGAAATCCTGAATAATATCGCTATCGCTGTAATTGTCAATCGCTTTGATTTTGTCCACATAAACTATTTGAATTTTTTGTTTTTGTTCTGCTAATAATAGTAACTTGTTCTGTTCAAACTTATATTCCTGACGTAAACTGTCTATGGAATTTTGAAGCCTAACATTCTGGATTACTAAATCATTTATTTTCTTTTCTAAATAACTATCCACTTTATCTGGTAACCTATTAGGTTTATCAAACGTAAAACAAATACTTATTATTGAAAAAAAGAGGCTTGTACCAAATGCAATTAACAATATCTTAAATTGCCTCGTGTTCATTTACGATAGAATTTCCTTTAATGTTATTTCTCTTATGAAATTTAATTTTCCATCCTTTCGATGATAAACTAAACAAATAAATTCAAACTTTTCATTGATTGGTTGAATAGTTACCGAAAAGGTTTTGAAATCCGGCTCGTTTAATTCTTCCGATAAATCTTCGAGAGTTCCAATAATTGTATCTCGCACTTTGCCCTCGATATTGAGGATGCCATTGAACATTTCTAACATACTTATTTATTTTTGTTGATTATTTAAGCGACTTTGTAAATGGAAATAATTACCGATGGAATTTCTGGATTAGGAATTATTAAATCAGGAGGACTATACCTAAATCGAATATCGGAGTTTGTTACAGCATACATTAGTTGAACGTTATCTCCGGGATATAATTCAAGTAAAAAATTCCAAGAAACAACTTGTGGATCGCTTGTTGTATTTACTTGCGTTCTTCTATCCGTATGTGCAATATCAACACCATTCTTTCTTACCCAAATATCATTATGTTGCGCTCCTCCTGTTCCCGGTACCCTAACAATTTGCGCTGAAAATTGTAAATTGTAAACTCCATAATCATTTATTGAAATAGTGCCTGTCGTTGGATCAAATCCTATATTTGACTGTATATCAATACCATCACACAAAAAAGGAGTTGGAGTATTTGCTACCGCTGTTTGAGTTGTAGTATCAAAGAAGTTACCACAAGTCAAAGGTATTACAGGTGTGGGCGGAAAATTAAAAAAAGAGCCAAAACCAAAGTCCATTATTGCTTACCCAAAATTGATATTGTACCAAACGTTGCATCTATATTCAAACCAGACAAAAAATTTCCGCTATTTCCAAATAACGTTATTGGTTGTCCAACTTGTAAATTTATTGGCGTAGAAGCAAGTCCATTTATCGAAAGCCCACCAATGACTTGACCGAAGCCTCCAGTTAAAATCAATGAAATACCAGTGAGTTGAAAGGTGTTGTCAATAAGAAGTGTTGTTCCTGATAACTCGTAAGTCCAGAATTGTTGTGTTATGTTTGTCATACTTTATTGATTGCAGGAACATACCATCCGATTATTTCTTTTAAGTTAAGAATATAAGGATAAACTACCGGAAAACGCAATATACCATATTTCACTTTCCACTTCATAAGTGTTTTAATTTCGACTTTTTCTGGTTGTAAAACTAATTGTAGCCAATTTAATTTTATCTTTTTCAGGTCATTTTTGCTAAAATTTACATTAACCTCAATAAGCGATGCAACTCCACCTTTTAAGACATTAGGTATAAAATTCGTTAATGTAGTAAGATATTGATTGTTGATGTAAATTTCGTATTCTTGATTGTCTAAAGTAATATCAATGTTTGCTTTGTTTTTATACTCATAAACGACAGTAAAAGATATATTGCTCGACTTGTCAAATTTAATGTTCCTAATGCCCTTGAAATTAAGCGTATAATCTAAAATCTTGTTGATTTGAGAGTACATATAAACTCCAGTAACGGTTACTAAACCTAACAAACCTAAAATCCAGTATTTATTCTCTTTTAGGTTCATTGGTCTTTATGCCTATCGATTTGATCCATTATTTTTTTGATATTACTTTCAGGTATAAATCCTGAACGAACAGCATTTTTCAAAGCAGACAAAAGATTAAAAACAACAATAGGAGTAATCATTGTTTCGGATAACCAACTGACATTAGGAAAGGTTTTCTCGGTAATGAGTGTTACCGTTAATATCAAAGTCCATGCAAACCATACCTTAATAATTTTCAATGCTTTGTATGTCTTAAAACCCTCTTTTTTAATTCCAGCAATTATTCCAAAAAAACCATCAAGCATAATGCACGATGTTATCGCAAGATATTGTTCCCAACCAGAGGCAGTTATATGGTAAATATACGATAAGAAGAAACTAATCGAAACCGATGGAAACAAAATAGAAATGAATACGTTTGTTCTCATCTGTTTTTGTAAATTATAGTATTGTAATATCGTTTGCATAACGATTTCAATTATTTTTTTCCGGTTTGTTTCAGTACAAAATAACCAATTACCCCTATCGCCAAAATAATGCCTCCCCAAATAAAATACTTTTGCATAGAACTTTTTTGATCCTTTTGCTCATCTTTTACGTCTTTGTCTGGTTCGGCTTTCGGTTGAGTTTCTTTATCGACAAAAGCATTTCCATTATCATCAACAACGACATTTTTATCTGGTACTACTATCCCGGTATCACTATTTGCGTTTGCATCAGTTTCCGTTGTTTGTGTGGCGTTTTTTGAAGCCGGAGGCATACCAACAATATAAGCATCAATCATTTGTTGCGTTAAAATGCTCGGATCAACATTGAAAATTTGTGCAATATCGTTTTTATCATAAACTCCGGTTGAGTGAACAAATACTCGATTAGCAGGAATGGTAATCGAAGTTCCATCTGGAAATGTTTTTGTATATTCTGTTGGCTGTGCAACAACTGGAACAATCGTTGTATTTCCATCCCCACCTGAAAATTTAGAAATAGGTTTTAATTTGGTAAGAGGATAAACAAATACTTTTTTTCCGTTTTTTCGTGTTACTCGAATTAAACGCCTTGCGTTGCGTTTTGCTTTTCTATCTTGATTTTTATTTGTTTTAGTTTCCTTTGGTTGTCGGGCTTTTTTATCGCCTTTAACGTTAGAATAAACCGGGTAATCAGTTTGAACAGTTATCATTTTTTACGTTTTTTTCTTATGAGCAAAAATACTACTACCCCAACAACAACAACTCCTCCAACAATTAAACCTATTTTAAGAGGTTTGCTCATTCCTTTGCTTTCTGGAGCCGGAGCAGATGCAGATTTTAATGTATTCAATAAAGCATCGTCCCCAGATGGTTGAGATAAACTTTCAGCAAGTTTTTGTTGCGTATCTGCCTCGCTTTTTTTGATGTTGATACGTTCTTTTCTTGCATCTTGCCTGCTTTTTTTGGCTTCCAATCGAGATTGGTGGCGTTCTTCAATACGTCTTTGTCGGCTATCTTTTTTTTCCGTTCGTTTCATTCTTTTAGCCTCTCGTCTTTCTTTTCCGCCTGCATTTGAAAATTCTAACATTATTTCGCTTGTTTCTGGAAATTCATTTTGGTTAATGATTGTGCCATTGAACATTGAATAAGGCGAAACATCATTGTAAGACCTATTCTCGTTAAGTTGCGACAAACCGTTTGCTGTCATAAATCTAATTGCTTTTTGCATCATTCTAATTTTACGCTATTCGCAGGTATCCATTTATGCAAACTACTAATCGAATTATTAGGAACATAGAAAAATAATGCTTTATCATTTTTATTGTATCTTAAAGCCTTAATAGTTCCTAATTTAGTGTCATTCGGAACAGAATAACTCGTACTATCGTAGGCTGGATTAAATCGTAAATTCGCCTTATCATTTGAAACTCTGGCAGTTTTATTGATTGCTAAAGTGTTGTAAATTTTATTGGCATCAAACGAATTGTAAATTTGGTTAGCAAAATTAAATGTTGTTCCGGTAGTATTGTCCGCTAATCGTCTTTTTATTGCCTCCGCCCAATTTGTTACAAAATCAGGATATTTTTGAGCGGTGCTTTCCAAATAAGTACGTTTCGCTTTTTCGCCAATTCCATATTGAGTAATCGTAGTTATCGCATCTTGAACGTTTTTATTCAATCCTGCATTAACATTAGGCTGATTAGTTGATCCTTGAGCAATATATTCACTTCCGTATTTCGTCCAAGCAGACGCACTACTTTTTCCCCACTTTCCATCTGCTCCGGCTTTTCCTAAAATGTTTGTGTCTTTTTTGGTATTTAATACCCAATTTTGAAATGCCTTTAATTCAGCCTCCGTTTTGAATGGATTGCTAATAATTGAAGCGCCTGCATTTCCTCCTCCTTGCGAACCACCGCTACTTTCTGGAGTTGGACTTGGAGTTGGAACTGGTGGTGGTGGTGGTGGTGTTTGGTCTTTTTTATCTCTATTTTTTTTATACCATTGATAACCAAAATAGCCTCCAACTGCCAACACTACCGCTCCAGCAATATACAAAATGTTATTTGATTTTGCCATAAATTTGCTTTTATGCTGTTTTTGTAAATGCCCAAAGACCTTCTGTAACTGGTCGTAAAATAACCGATTGCCCAATTCCTCCTCCTGACGCTATTGTTAAAGAAGTTGCTGATCCAATTTTTTGAGTAATTCCTCCAACGGGTGTCGTTGGCGAAATAACTATATTACTCGTATCATCAGTAACAATGATTACTATTTCGGTCAATAGCGCATCATTGAGGGATGGAATATAAGGCAAATTGATTGCTACAATCCCTGCGGTTGCATTAACTAAACAAGTGTTTCTATTAAACGTATTACCCTCATTGTCTTTACAAGTTAAGGTTACCGGGCTATTCGCAAATGCAACCGATACATAATTTTGATTTTGAACTGTTAGTGCCATTTTTTTGGTTTTTAGATTAGTAATTATTGAGTTAAAGTTTGTTGCGTCATTTTTTTGCTTCGATTTGATAAAACTTGGTTGCTTATCATCGCTCCTGCTACGCCTCCTAATAGTGCAATTCCTCCGAGAACGTACCATTTTGAATTAGGCATAACTTTTTTGACTACCGCAAAGCCCACGACTGCCCCTAATAAGGTTGAAATCGGATTTGCTTTTATTTTGGCGGTGGTGTTTTTTATTAGTTCCATTGATTATTTAATTTAGTCAAGCACAAATATAAATATATTTTTTATATTCGATATTTTATTTTTTTCTGTGTTAAAATGCTATTTACTTTTTTTACTTCATCTGCGTCCAATTCACTCGATAAACAGGCAATCAATGTTCCCTTAACATCGGCAACAAAATAACTTCCGGAGCCTATTGTTCTCGTTCCGAAAGCGTTTTGAATTGCTAAAAAATCAGCATCGTTTTGTAATTTGTAAAATACCGAATAAATTGCTTGTTCGTCCGTTCCTATGCCATCCATCGCTTGAAATAATTTATTAGCATAAGCAGAAGCCATTGAATTAGTTAGTTTTTGTCTGGTTTGAGGATTTTGATTTAATTTTACTAATTCGTTGGCTGTATTTTGTTCCTCCTCCCTATAAGGCTGATTATCCGATGCTTGATTTACGCCTTTTACTAATCTATAAATAATATAAACCCCCAAAATAAATCCTACGACTTGAACGCCAAGCCTAACTCTCGGATCAAGATTTTTGTAAACATTTGAAACATTTGTTGCCATTATTACACAAATATATTTATTTCGTTTATATTATTTACGTTTTGTTGTTGAAAAACTTTGAAGTTGTCCGAACCAAAAACTCGTCCATTGAGAATTATATTATATGGAGTTGGGCTTAAACTTGAAACCAATTCGCCTAACCCAGCAACAACTCCTACTGAAGTTGTTTGAAATGTCGTGATTTCCGCAACACTATTAAGTATTGTTTGCTCTCCAGTTCCACTCAAATTGATAATCGTTGTAATTGTTAAACCATTTGCATTTAGCAGTTGGTATTTGCCTCCAAAATTTTTGTATATCAATGGAATAGTCAGTTTTTGAGTTGGTAAATCATAAATCAAAGGATCATTACAATCCAAAACAATTAAAATACTTTGGTTTCCATTCTGGTAAGTTCCATTAACAAAATTAGTGTTATTTGTAATCGTTAAGTTTCCAAAAGTACATTCAAATAAAACTAAATTTTGAAAATTTCCATTGTTTGTACCTATTTCAATTTGACTATTATTCGATAAAAAATTATTGGAAAAAGCGTTGGTGTTATTATTAGCAATTTCAATTTTACTATTAAACAATTTATTGAATAATAAAGAAGCAGAGTTATTGCTAATGTTTATTACACTCCTATTAAGAAAATTTCCCTCAGTTGCGTTTCCAATTATTCCTGTATTTGTATTTAATATAATTTCACTTTGATTTTCTAAAACATTGTAACTAATTAAGCCGGGCGCTAAATTGTTATCGACAAGCATTTGACTATTGTCAAAAATACGATTACGAAAAATAGTTCCTGTATTAACCAACACGCTTAAAGCAGAATAATTCAGGTTGTTTTCTTTGATTAAACTATTTGTATTGTTTAATTGAATTAAAGAAAATGCTATTTTGTTTGCAGTTATTTCCGAATTTATCCCACCTCCAATTATTGCCCTTGTTTGAACAAAGTTGTTAATTGTAAATTCAAAATCGTTGCTAATCGAAAGATTGCAGTTATTAAAATAATTAGTATTGAATAAACCTACTCCGTTTATTGAACCAATACATTCAATAAATTCATTTGAAATAAAATTGGTTGTTGAACTCGATGATAAATTTCCAAAATATAAAATTGCCGATTTTCCTGAATTTAGAAAATAATTGTAAGAAAAATCATTAAAATTTGCATTTAGATTTATTCCATCGCCAAAAAAAACTCGGCTATTCGTTATATTGTTTTTAATGCACGAAGTAAAAACTGAATTGCAGTTGTAAAAAATACTATTGATTACTTGATTGTTTTGAACGTTTGGATCGCCCCACTTAAAAACATTGAAAGCGAAAAACATACCGGATTGAAAAAATGTTACTTTGTTTTGGAAAACGTCCTCTCGGCTTATTACTAAATTGTTAGAGTAATCGTAATTTATTTTGTTTGTTACTAACAAATAGCCATTTGAAGTTGAATTGGATAAAATTTGCCAATTTACTAAATCCAAAAAAGGATTTACTACTCCATTTGATCCTGTTATATTCAAAAAATGCTTATTATTCCAAATTACGACTGAATTTGTTGGCGTTACCAAAGAGGTATTCCAAATTCCTAATTGACCTACAAATCCAGAAATTCCTGAATAATTGCCTACATTCAAATAATCAGCATTGTAAAAATTTCCGGTTGCAGAGTTAGAAATTTGATTTGAGGTTGTTGCCAAACAAAAAACGTTAATTGTTTCATTACCATAAACAGCATTGTTTATTAAGTACCCTTGATTGGTTATCAATGAAGATGATGCTACCAAAGTTGTAAATTGAGCAAAAGTTAAAGTTACAAAGTCATTGAAAATTGTTATTTCATTTCCAGAATTAGTCGTTTGTAATCCTTTAATTGTTATTTTTGATAAAGCGGTAGTTAGTGTTGATGGCGCTAAAAAAGGATTTTGATTATTAACAACTGATATAGGATTTCCTGATCCAAAAGAAAACTGACATAAATAGGCATTATTATCAGCAATAGTAATGACAGCAACGCCTTTATTTACATTGATTAAGACCGAAGAAAGTCCGTTAATTGTATAGCCTATCGGAGCGTTAATTGTTATATTATTTATTGACGAATTACCACTATCAACGATATACAATTTATAGGCAGTATTCAAGTAATTTGCAGGCAATTCTAAAAGTTTTATTGCGACAGAAGATAAACTGGTATCGCAAATAATAAAGGTATCGCCATTGAATACAAAATTTATTAGTCCTGTAATGGTGCGACTTGGATTGGATTGTATGGTAGGCGATAAAATCATAAAATTCCTTTATTTCTTAATTCAGGTATAAGAACTTTTTTAATTTGAATTTGCTTGTAGTAAAACCCAAAAATTACGCTCATACCTCTTAGTACGGTATATTGCATTACATCCATTCCATCAGGACAATATAATCTGCCTAATGTTTTTTGAATATCCCAATAAACAATTTGCTTTTGATTTTGAACAATATCAATGTTTAGAGAGTTTTGAATAGGGAAAACTTTTTCGCATCCTGCTATATTTTTATTTCTAAATATCATTGGTTGAGAAAATTGCTCATTTAGTAACGCTCCTGAACAAGTAAATTTAGCATTAGGCAAAATAACTGGATTTGCTAATAAATTGAATAAAACATCGGAATAAGATACTTTGTTGTTTCCGGCAACTTGAATTCTATTGTTTAGATTATCCGTTGTAGAATAAAGATAGTCCAAAGGCGTTGATGGATTGAAAAATTCTATTGAAAAATCGTTAGGGCTATCATTATTAACAATAAGCACAAATTCTTTTAATTTTTCCCCTTTGTAATAACCGATATTTTTAATGTCCTCGTTTTCCTGACTTAAAATAAACTCATCTACGCCTTTAATTAAGATTGAGCGATTGTCAGGTAAATTTATTTCGCTCGTTATTTTTCGTCCATTTGATTTTGGAAAAATATATTTTCTATTTCCTTTCGCTATTATTCTTTGACTTTCGTTTGTCGATTTAATTCTTTTTTTTTTAGGAACAATTTTTGCAGTTCTAATTTTTGAACTAACTTTTTTAAGTCGTTCCTTTTTGGTTTTTCCAGTAACGTTACTAAAATCAATATCTTCTATTTCCAAAATTTCCGAATTGAAATCCGAGTAATCATCTAATCGAATTTCTTTTTTTTTGAAAAAATGGTCGTAATTGTCGCCATCCCAATCGTTCGTATCTTCTTCCCAAATGTTCATGATGTCAATACTTTAGCGATTTCGCCTTTTTCAAATTTAGCAATATAATTCATTATTTTTCTTATCCTTTTCATATTTCCCTCGCTTTGTGCTTTGAGAAACACATTGATAAAAACATGAATTGCGTCCACTTTTGAATATCCTAAACCTAAATAAATATACAAAGCGTTTATGTCTGCGCCTATCTCATCGCTTATTGGTAAATTACTCAAGGGATTTAAGTATTTATGTGCAAATTCATGAAGCAATATAGCCATACGCATAGGTATAGTATATTTGTCAAAATGCGATTTACTTACTTCAATTATACCAGATGCGTGTCCTATTCTTGCCGGAGTTGTGCTTACTCGTCCTTGATCCGAAATAATAGGAAAGAATTTAATCTTAAATTCTTTATCCGCCGTTGTAAAAAATCTTCCATTAACGTTTGCTTTTTCATATCCGCAACAAGCGACAAACTGTTGAGCGAATTTTACAAACTTTTTGATTTGGCTTGACAAAGTTACCTGATAAGTTTTCAATGGCTTTTCCTTAAAATCAACCATAAATTTATCTACCTCGTTTAAGGGAGTGATGATAAATTTTATTTTTTCAGGGCTTTCCGGAAAACTAATGTAAATTTTTCTAAAATCGTTTACTTCAATAGTTCTTTCAGCATACTTGGAATTTGGCTGTAATGCGGTAGCCATAACACGAAAACGACATAAACCATCGCATTTTATTGAGATTTCTATTGCTAATTTACGATGATTTGTTTCCCATATTTTGTCCATTACTTTTTTTTCCTTGTCAAAAAATAAACACCAACCCCTAAAACAATTACTCCTGCTCCGATTAAAACCCACGTTGTAACAGATATTTTGTTTTCTGGAGCAGGTGGAGGAGGCGGTGGAAAATTGTCGGTGTTATTAGTGTTTCCTGTATTTCCACTACCACTTTGTAATGCTAAATTTTCAATGCTTGTCAAAAGTCCGCTTTCTTTCGCTTTACCATAAATATCTTTCAATTTATCTTTTCTTGCTTGACTTCTTGCGTTTCTTTCTTCTGGAGTTAAATTTTTACTCGATTTTCCGGTGGCATTAGAAAATACTGGTCGAGAGGTTTGTATATCAATCATTTGTTTTTGGTTTCGTTACTGCTTGTTGATTATTTTGATTTCGATAAACAATATAAAGCGCTAAAATTCCTACGATACCTGCGCCTATTAGTTTGTTTTTCAATGGATATTCTTCGTTCATTGGTAAATATCCTTGCTTTTCTATTAAATGTGTTCCTAAAAAACCTACCGCAACCCCTATAAGCAAAGCATCTAAATACTTTATTTTTGGATTATTTGGTTTTATCGAAATAGGTTTCGGAATAGGATCGCTCAGTTCATTTCCGGTTGCATTACTTTGTATTTCCTTTCCGGCTAACTCTTTAACACATTCTAAAGGAACAACGCACATAGCACCAACTAAAACAAACGATGGTTGATTATTTGCGTGTTTTAATTCGCCTTGAACAATCTGCCCTTTTCTAAACTTCCTAAATCGCACTTGCGCTGGTTTGTGCGCTGTTTGACCACCAATAACAATCGGAGAGTTTACGTCCTTTGTAATTATGTAACTTTTTTTCATTTTATTTTGGCTTTGGTTATTGTTTGAGATTTTTGATAAGACCTAAATGCCTCAATCAAAATACCACCTACAACAATCGCAATTACTAATTTTTTAAGCATTTCTGCGTTTTACTAAATAAACTATTAACCCAATAATGGCTAATCCACCAACCACTGATCCTGCAATAATCCAATACTTTGTTTGTTTCGCTTTATTGTCTTGTGCCTGTTTTTCTTTTTCAGTTTCTAATGCTTTTTGTTGTAAAATAGATTTAACCAATTCTTGTTTGCTTTCTTGTTTTTTGGTAACTGCATCCAAAGCGCCATATTTTTTTTTCTGTCTGCCTTGAAGCGCTGTATTTCCTAAATTTGCTAACGCACCAACGCCCTCTGCAATAGCGCCTACTGAATTAAAGTATTGGTCATCATTACTTTCATAATTAAAATAGTCCATAAGGTCGTTGTAATTATCATAAACAATTTGGTTATCTATCTCGCCATCAAATCCTTGTTCATCTTCAACAAAATAAGCAGTTAAGCCTTTTAATTCGTCATTTTCAGGTAATTCGTTGATGTATTTTTCTACCAAGTCGGCAAGGCTATCATTATTACTAACTGGTATATTTGCAGTATCAAGTAAATCAACAAAAGAACTTTTATCATTAGCAACAATAGTTCCTAATTTTCTCATTATTCGTTTGTTGGCATTTTTTAATTTTTGAAATTCCATCGCTTGTAAAGAAAATAACTACCCACTAATAAAATCACTATTGCTCCAACTTTTGCAGTAATTGAATACTGATACCCTATTTTTTTACCTGAAAAATAATCGTTTAGTACCTGATTAGAAGTTGAAGCAACCGGATACCAACTTTCACTACTGCCCTTTTTTCTTCTTACCCAACCGCTACTCCTTTTTTGATATTCGTAGGTTGGATTGTCCGGATAGTATAATGTTTGATATAACATTTTATTTACGATAAAAGTTTATACTTACGAATGGCATAGATACCAGCAAACGCAATCAATCCTCCTATTAAAAAATTTCGCCAAAACGTATCATTTGATCCACTAAAATTACTACTCGTTTCTGTATAATCTAAATTTATCATTTGAGGCTCTGGTTGTTCATAATCAAAAACTGGTACGCCCAAATCGTCCGCATTGTAAAAATCTGTTATCTGGTTAGTCGAACCAAACTCATCGGAAGTTCCATCAAACGAAAAACTTTTCAGCATAGAATTTCGACCTCGTTGTTCCCACCATTTTTGAATTTTGCTTTTATCCCAACCTTGTTTAAGCATTTTTGCCATAATGATAGGAGGAATAGGCGCATTTAATAATCTTTGTAATCGTGCTTTGCGTTTCTCTTTGTTGATAGTTCTGGAAGAAACGCCATTTGCACCGCTAAATTGTTCTAATTGTTTTTCTAAATCATTTGCTTTTTGAAAATTCATTTGAAGCGCTTTATCAATTTGATTAGTCGCACCTCCTTTTTGCTGTTTTAATGCTTTCATTTGCATTAAATTACTTAATGCTTCATTAGTCATTTCAATTTGATAACACATTACCTTAACTTGTTTCGGTGTTGCTGTATCTCCAGAGATTTCACTCACAAAATTGCTATCCTCATCTTCGGAATATACTTCGTCCCCTGAATTGTCTTGATCCTCGTTATCCTCCGAATTTTGATTTTCGTTATCGTTATCAGTATTGGTAGTTGAATTGTCTTGATCCTCGTTATTCGTTTCGTCTTGATTGCTTGTTTGTGTTTCGTTAGAGGACATATCTGCATCTTTAGTTTGCGTATCTTCTTCTAACGAACCTTTTTCGGCTTCTTCTTCGGAATTTGGCTTTTGTCTGCCATGTTTAATATCCGAAATCATTTGTCTTTTAGATTTTCTTGCGCTTTGTTTTTGTTTTCTTGCATCCTGACGAACTGCTTTAATTTTTGCCCTTCTGCTTTTTCTATCGCCATGCTTTTTTCCTTTTGCATCGCTAAAATTTTCGCCTAAAAAGGCTTGTTCGTATGTTGCGGTATTAGTAACCATAGTATTATCCGCCAATCCCGGTTCTAAATTAACGATAACTGAATTGTAATTTTGGTAAGCCTCCATTTTATATTGTTTTGATTTGTATTGATTTTGGTTTATATAAAGAGTTAGAAATAAAATAACCTGCAATCGCAGAAACACCCCCAATCATCAAGGCATTTTTGTTTTCATAGCCCATTTTTTTGGCTACTGCAAAACTTATTATTCCAACAAATACACTAATTGCTGAAGTCATAACATTGTTTTCTTGGTTATTAGGCAAGTCAATTACTCTCGTATTTATATCGCCCTCAAATTTATTTTTCATTTCTTGAACGGTATTTGCATAAAGTAAAAATCCATCTTTTGCTCTAAATAAACGATATGTAAAATCCTTTCCTTTTCTTTTTCCTACTACATTGTAAAAATCGCCATCTAACTTCGTTCCTTTTTTTATGAATATACTTGTTTCTACAAAATTTTTATGTTTGTCATTGTTAATTAAAACTGGCGAATTTTCTAACACAACTACATTCATTTATCTTTTATTTGTTAATGCGAATATACTAATTATTGCGACAAGTCCTAAAACTAAAAAAGCATCGTTGCTGTTAATCGTTTTTTCTGTATCGGCTGAAAAATTACTTTTGCATCCACAAGCACTTGAAGTCCCGGACATGGAAGAACTACCACAGCAATTTGAATAATTATTAGGACAATCAGGATTTCCACAACTGCATTGACTTTTCATTTTTGTTTCAACTGGCATTTCTTCACTAATTGTTTCTTTTATCATTTCCTCTTTTTGAGGAGCGGTATATTTCAAAATAAACTCTTTGTGTGGATGAATTTCGGCTAATTGTTTTTCAAGCGCAAGTTTATCATCTTCGTTTTGATATAACTTGGTTAGTTTATATTCTAAATCTTTATGATTTACTGCATCTTGTTCGCCATATCTTTTGAGAAGTTTTCTTGCCTCCGCTGTTGATCCATTCGCTATTGTTCCCAACAAAGTAACTCGGCTTTTATATTTATCAGTTCTTTCAGGCTTCATATAAAATCAAAAATTTTAAGCAAAAAAAGGCAAGGTGTTACTCCTTGCCTTTAATATCCGCTTGGTTTAGTCCTTACGATTTGCTTACGCCACCAACTCTTTGGTTTGTGTTGATGATTACAGGAGCAACATTTTTACCACTTAGTCGAGGAGCAACTGCTCGGTTTAATGAAGTACCTCCAGAAAGAACTGCCTTGCTTGACAATACCGCTGTCGGGAACATTGAAATTACTAATGTAGTTAATGCTAATACTGGAAACGTAACTTGGGTGTTTGCATCTACAACAATGCTTTTGGTAACATCCAAAATATCGCTCTGGAACTGATAAGCATCTCGCATAATGCTAAGGTTCAACGGCGTTGAGTATTGTTTACCATTCGCATCAAAATGACTGATAGTTAATGTTTGACTTAACTGTCCGGAAGATGCGGATTGAAAACGCCATTTACTAATAGTTAAAGGCTTGTTTGATGTTTGACCAATCAAAGTCGTATAAGAAGAACCCTGCAAGTTTGTTACAGTGATACCTACTGGATTACCAAATTGACCTGTTGGATCGTTAAAGTTATTGTTATATCCGAATAAAACCGCAGTCAAAGTACCGGGCGTTGTGTTTTGGTACTGGATTACATAAGGATCGGAAATGTTTTGTGGTTGGCTACCATCGGCAAAAGACATATCGCCATCAAAATAGTCCATACCATCGTAATTGTCATAATCGTCAAATGAGGAAAGGTCGCCATCAAAATAGTCCATACCATCATAGCCGGACATTTTTTCAGCAACTCCTAAAAAGCGATAAAGTTCTTTTTCGTTTGCGTTCATTTTATAGCGTTTTACGAAATTTACTAATTTATTCTTGGCTTTCTCGCACCACCGGAATTTTTACAAAAAATTCTAAAACAAGGTTGCGTCATTTTTTTTAGGTTTTACACATTCAACATTTAGTCGATAGCAAAACAAGTCCAAGCGCCTTGACTTCAGCGTTACTTCGTTATTTCAAACGAGGAGCAACAACTTTTTGATGTACGATTGCACCAACCATAAATAAGGCTAAAATGATTGCGAAATCGGTAACGTTCAATGTTGGTTTTTTCATTTTCCTTTGCTTTTAATTATTTGTACTAATTCAAAGTCAAATTTAATGTTCCTTTAGTATATCAATTTAGTGTTTATTTGTTCATTTTGATAAGAAATAAGAGCAATAATCAATAAAATTAAAGCCCTCAAACGAACAAAATTAAATTATAGAAATAACGAGTTTAGATTTAAGAATACCTAAATCGCTAATTGTTGAAGTTCGGATATTTATTTTGTAATTTTTTTGCAGTTCAAACAAAAAATTCAATTCAGTATTTTTTATTTCTTCTTTTGCTAAAATTATATAACCTCTGTAATTACAAAAAATCGCTTTTTTATCAAGGTTTCTTTGTATTTCAATAAGTAAATTTTTGTATTTAGATGATAAAACAAACAAAGGAACGAAATCCTTTTGCTTTTCTGGTTGAAAGGTTTTTTGATATTCTAAATAATAACCAAAGGGATTTTTATATTGTTTTGGAAGTATAAAATTGAAAAAACCTACTTTTTTGGATCGTGTCAAATAATCATTAAATCCGGCAACTGGACTAAATTCCTCATTCAGTCCTCCGATTTTTTCTAAAACGTTGCGCCTGAAAAAACAAAATCCATTAAACGATTGATATTCTTGTAGAGCAAAAAGTTCATCCTGATTGGTTAAACAATGTATTTCATTTTGATTAGTTATATCGAAATTTCCTGCAATTCCTGATAACTTTATTTGCTCATAAAATTTCAACGTATTAAGAAGCCAATCATCTTGATAAATAGCATTTTCATATAAAATACAAAGGTGTGTGCCATTGGCGTTTCTTAAAAGTTGATTAACACATTCAGCGTACAATAACAAAAAAGGTGTACTATTTTCGATTACTAAAGAGGCGTTTGGGATTGTTCCCTTAAATTGATTACAATAAAAAAGCAACTCTACATCGGTTCCGGTTTTTTTTATATTGTCTATTAAAATATCTATACTTAATTGGGTAGTGTGGTGGTTTGCTACAAAACAAACCGAAACTAAATTCATTCTTTAGTTTTTTTATTCAATATCTTTTTCAATTCTGCAAAATATAACAATTTTGCTTCATGATTAGTATTCAAATCAAACTCGGCAAATGTTTCATGAACCCGGTTGATTTTTTCCTGCTTTGATCCCTTTAGTTGAGATGCCTTTAATTGAATATCGTCCCACTCGATTTCATACTCATTACTTAATTTTTCAAGAGTTGTTAAGTAATTAGCAACATAAGTATCTGCATCGTTTTTCTTTTTGAAAAGAGCGCTTAATTCTCTTTCAGTGCGTAACAATAAAATTTCTAATTCCGTTTTTTCAAATTGTTGTTCCTGATTAAAAAGCGCTAATTTGCTTGTGCCTAACTTTTTTCTCTCTTTAAGTAATTCTATTTCCTTTGAAATGCTGATTGATTTTTCAGTTATCATTTGTAAATGAGGAAATGCGCCATTCGAGGCGTTAATTTTTATTTTCGATTTGCTCATGCTTATTTATTTTTATTTTGATTTATTATGTGTTTAATGCTAAAAGGTATTGAAATAGGAACTAAAATAAAATAGAAAACACATACAGCGCCCAAAGAAATAATAAATGCAAATATATTGCTGGTATAAACTAATCGGCTGATTTCATTAACCAGAATACGTTTATCACTTCGTTTTGAAACTAAAATCAATCCTACAATATATAAAATTGACCAAAAGACAAAAAAATTGCTTAACATTTCATTTTTTATTACCATAGTATTGCATTGTATATTGATCCGACATTCCCTCTATTGCCTCTCGTTCGCTACAATTATTCATTTCCTTAAATTCTTTAAGATATTTTTTGTTTGCGTACAGATATTGCTCACAACCCTTTCTAAATTCGTCAAGCGTAAAATCTCCCTCAATTTTATTAGCAAAATTATGAATGTAAACATAAAATCGAGTATCGCCATTAAAGTAACGATTGTTTACGATATTTTGCGCTATCTTCATCATCGTTGGATTATTTACTTTTCCTTTAATATCCATAACGTTGTCGGCTTGGTAGTGCATCCTTACCCAACGAGCATTCTGCCAAATTCGTGGTTCAACTGGACGTAATGATTGATAAGAAATAAGAACATCAACCGCTCGATGCCTTAAAGAAACTAATCCGGAAACAATCTTTTCCATGTGAGAAACATTCAGGATATAAGTATTAACATCTTCTAAAACCAACAATCCATTTCTAAAATAACGCATCAAAAATTCTATTGCCTCTCTTTTTTTAGCAATATCTAAACTTTTTGCATCTATCCTACGACATTCGACTTCATTTGACCTTGACCAACTTGGAATATCTTTTAATGCTAAAGTTTTGGCTTCAAAATTTTTAAGTCCATTTTTTTCAAATTGACTTTTAGTATATTCGCCATTGGTATCAAATATCAAGCACTTGCGACCTTTTACTTTCGTAGCAATTTTATCTCGGCAGTAATCATAAATAATATATTGGTTAAGGTATGTTTTACCAACTCCCTGTATTCCTGTTATACACATCATTCCTGCCTCTCTTGACATTTTCTATTCTTTTGTAGGTGTTTCAGTTAGTAAAGATAAGTCATTTATGCTATTGTCCATTTCATTCAAAATATCGGCATCCAAAGGCTGTCTATTCTTTTTTATTCTTTCTGGATTAGAATTTGTTTTATATTTTTCAACTGGCGGAGGAGGTGGACTTGAATAATAATCGTTTGTTGGTTCTGGAGGATAGTTGTTTACTACTCCATTCATTTTTCGCTCTCTTAATTGCATTAAAAGTTGATTGTTCGTTGTTACTATGGCATTTAATTTTATTCCTTGTTCTGCCAAAAGAGATAAACCTGAAATTGCTAAATTGATACTTGCATTTGGTTGTATGTTATTTTCCAAAAATACCTCAGTTAAATCCTCTGTCAAACCCTCCCTTTTTTCGTCCGAAATTTTCGATGCTACTTGAATTTCGCCTAATTGATTTAAGAAATAATCTTTTATTGTTGCCTCAACTCCACCGGGCAGTTCAACTAAAGCAGTTAAATCCATCTCATTATTTAATTCATATTCCATCAATTTATTTGGATTTGTGTCTTTAGTTGCATACCATACAAACCCTACCTCAAGCAATCCGCATACTAAATCGACAATCGTTTTGGCAAATCTTTTGGCTTTGCGTTTCTCTTTTTGGTTATCGTTTACTGTTGATGGCGCTTGATTTCCGGGATTGAAAATTCTTTGTTTTTGGTTATTTTCACTTTCCGTTTTTGCGCTTCTTAATTCTTCATCGGAGGGAAACTCGAACGCCTGATTGTATGTTTTTGGTTCTGCATAGGCGCTTTTATTGTTCTTTTGAAAATCGGCAAATGGATCAAATTTATCATCCATAACGTAATCTCTTACATTTGGTTCTTCTCGATTTAATGGATCAATAAATGGTTTTTCCATGCTTGTATTGTTTCCTTGTGCGACCTCCTCTGTTATTTCTACAACCTCGCTGGTTAATTCGTTATGTAATTTTTGTAATTCCTCGAAATCGGAGGCTGGAGTTATTTTGTCTGCTAACTCTGGATTGGATTGTATGCTTTTTTTAATGTTTTCTAACATTGTCCTTTCCCGGTAGTTAAGGTTTCCCTTTTTCTTGTAAAAATCTGTATTCTTATTCATGGCTTATTTTTTCTAACAATTTACTTAAACATACTTTGTACTTATCTAAAAACTCTTTATCTCTCTTAAACTTATCAGGCATCAATTTTTCAAAATGAGAAATAGCCACATTTACACTATTTGGATAAGTTCTAAATTTTTGTGCAATTTTTCTTTTTGAAATTCCCAAGTGTTTGTTAAGCAGTACGAATAAGGTAATTTTGGCTTGGTATATTTCATTTCTTGAATACTTTTCAAAAAATGTCTTTTGAGAAACATTAAATTCTACACAAACTATATTAGTTGCCATTTCCAGATTGTTTGCGTGTTTTTCCTTATTCAATAAAATGTTACTTATTGCCTCAATAACTTCATCTATCGGCAGGATTGATAAAACTTCGGTTATTTTTTTAAGCAAAACATTTATATTCTTATTTACTTCAAGCACGTTGTTCATTTTTGCCTATTTGGTTTGAGCAATAAAGCACAAATATAATAAATTTTCTAATCTACATTGATTAAATGTTTTCTTGTTTTTTATCTAAATTTGTTTTTTACGCTTTATGATTTTTGACACAGAACAAATTGCTTTTAACAAAATAAGAGGCAAGGTAGTTGAACTAATTGAACACGAAAAATTTTGCTCAGTTACTTTACAAGTTGGTCATGCTAATTTTCGTTTGGTAAACTTATCTTGTAAAAAGATTTATTTTGAAAAACTATTGAAATCAATAGAATTGGAGGATAAGGTTGTCTGTCAGTTTTATGTTTCAAGTATTAAAAAAAATGAAAGGTGGTACAATCATTTAAGTTTATTGAGTTGTGAAAAACAAACTTAATTTATGCCATCTAAATCGTGTTTCAATTTAAGTAATTCCAGTTGCTTAATTTCGTGATCCAAAGCCTCGTTTTTTTGTTGAAGTTTTATGATTTCTTTCTGGTTGAGATAAGTCATAAGAGCAACCGCTCCAGCGGTTAAAACGCTAATCGAAACTAAGATATTGATTAAACTATCGCTTTTTTTTACTATTGGAGTTATCATTTTCTTTGTTTGTCCATTTCAGGTTTAACAATATATCTATATCCTAAATACCCAACGAGAGCCAGTCCGATTATCCAAAATATAGCATTTGATTTTTTAGTCGTTCCAACGCCTCCACCAGAACCAAAATTTGATGTATTAAAATTTGTTATCATTGTTTTTGTATTTGAAATTGTGTACTATTTATTGGATTTTCTAAAAGAGAAAATTTATTGGCAATTACTAAACCATTTTCTTCGTTTGGTTCATAGGTTTCCCAAATCAAATCATAACAATTTGGCAAAAGCGATTTCATTTCCTCCATGCTTATTTCTCTTAAACCATTTTTAATTGCATTATACAACTCTTTTTCTATTAAGATACCTAACTGCTCGTCTGCATGGTTTTTCGGTTCATCTGCGCCGTCCTCGTCAGTTTCATAAGCAAAACTATCTAACAATAAATCAACTAAATCCGCATCGAGTTCTTTTAATTTCTCGATAGTATCTTCGCCTATTTTTTGACCAATTCTTTTTTTGCTTTCAATTAAATTTTTAAGTTGAGTAATTTCTCGGATTTTCAGTTGTAAGTTTCTATCTAAATCGGAAATATCAACCTCGTTTTTTTCTAAAACTTTTTCAAATGCTAATTTCATACTTCTATTTTTTCAAAATTACTTATTTTCCAATCATCATTCATACTTATTTGTTTTTTGTTATTTCTATTAAATTATCTTCGCTTAATAGCAAAATTTCATTTTCAATCTGCACTTTATAGATTTTTCTTTTCTTGTTAAAAACACCTATAATGATTGCTTCTATTTGATAAATAGGAACCAGCGAAATAATATCTCCAACCTTAAATTTTTCATTTGCCATAATTTGAATTTTTATTATTTTTTATCTGTTAATTTTATTGTTCGTGTTCTTGGAAAACCTTTTGCTTTACCTGTTGGTGTTTGTATAATAAACTTATTAAACTATTAAATAACCATTAGCATCTTTCTTATTCGCTAAATATAGGGACTTTAATTCAGGAATAGTTCCTTTGGTTAATTGAAAGTGAGGCAAATCCTTTAGCGTTTTCCAGTCGCCTCCCCAATCTAACCCTAAATCCTTTCCAATTTGTGCTACTTCTTTTGTTATTCCTTTTTTGAATGTTACTTTTCCATTTTCGGTAAAATAGCAATCAAAGGCTAAAGCGTAGTTGTGATAACTCGATCCGCCTTTTGCATTAGTAACAATCGAACCGGGAGCAGTTCTGCCTTGAGCATATAACCTATTTTGCTCCTCCCAAGTTCTGTAACCATTGGTAATTTTCAATCTATGTCCTAATTTTTTTTCAACTTGATTGATAAATTGACTTGCTAAAGGTCTAATGTCAGGATGCAATTTGCTAATTATTTTATCGGTTTCAGCATCCCAAGTTGGTAAAGTTTCCATTTGAATTTTTTTTGTTAATAACGATGCTACAATTAAGGTTGCTACAAAAACGATGGCTAAAGTAACAATCAATTTTTGGTTTTTCATTACCTATATTTTTTATATACTACATATCCAGCAATTATTAAAATTCCGAATAAAATACCATTTTTGTAGTTGGTTTTTGCAGAGGACTGAACGGTATTTAGTTCTAAATTGTTAATAAATTTTTTTATTTTCTCGCCTCCTTGCTTGATAAGTGAATTACCAGAGTATATTCGAGAATTTAAGGCAACCTCCAATAATTTTTCTTTATTAGTCGTTCCTTGTAAAACTGCCTGATTGAATTTTTCTGCAAATTTTTTGAACCAACCTGAACCGTTCCAAATTGCATAAATGAAATGAAACAAAATTCGTGGATCGCTTTCAACAAGTTTTTTGGCTTCTGGAAGCAAATACTTATTAGCCAAGTATTCATATCGAGGAAACAATATCTTGCCTGCTAATTTTTTTAACTTGTCCTCATATACGCCTCCTTTGTAATTCCATGACCAATTTTTTCTCGCATTTGCGTTGTCTATGGTTGTCCAAAAATCTTTAGCGTCTTGACTTTTATATTGATAACTTCCATTGTAAATATATTTTAAGTTTTCAAGTACATCGTCAGTTTTTCTTGGAGTTGAATAATATAAACTATGTCCTGCGTGTCTATCTAAACCAAACATTGTTTCCCCAGAACGGTGATAAGTTCCAAATTTGCCCGGATTTCGACTTCTCATATCAGGATGAAAATAACCACCCTCTAATTTGTTGATGACTATTTGAGTTACCTTATCAAAATAATCTTGTGTCATAACTCACCATTGTCTAATAAACTATAATAATCAAATTTCTTCACCTGATCCAACATTCTTACCATCAGTATATTTCAACCCTCTATCTTCCCAAATACTTGGTTTTGGTTCATTATATATTTTACTTGCTAATTTTTTATCGAGCGCATCAACGCTTTCCGGCGCAAAATTTTTGGCTGTTTGTCCTGCAAGTAAATAAGCGCCTAAATTTGCTACAAGCAATTTTCCGCCTTTCTTCATCGTTTCTAAAACACCAGATTTATCATCGTCATAAACCAAATAGGAATTTCTAATATCACGAGATACTGAACTATTTAATTCAATTTCTTTGGATAAAAAACGAATAATATACCAATTTGGAACTTTTACAAAATTATCATCAACTATTACCTCTGCGTAGGTAGGAAACAAATCATTAACAATACCTATTCTTGTAAGTCCATATTTATCTAAAAATTCTACTTTTTCGCCATATACTTTACTCAAAATTTCTGGAAGCACACCTCCACTATCATATTTTATTTTTCCATCTAAATAGTGAGTTACATCGCTTAAATTTTGCTCGGCTTTTGCTAACAAAACTACTGCCCAAGTTGGTATGTTTTTGTTTTTAGTCAAAATCATTTTCAATTCTTCGGCGTGATGTATAATTGCTTTATTGTCGCCTTTGACCATTTCGTAATTTTGATTGTCGATTGTACCTCCATCGTCAAATTTTTTAGAATTTGCCTTGCTTAATGCGATAGCGATAGCCTGATCCCTTTTGGTAACAATATCGCCAGAGGAACTTTTGAGTTTTCCCTCCTTAAATTCTTGCATAACCATTTCGATTATTTTTTCTCGTTTCATTTTGTCTTGTATGTTTTTATTGCTACACTCATAAGGTAAAGGCTTAATCCTATAATAGTCAGTCCTGCTACCACCCGGTAAAATTTTTGTTTTGGCGTTTCGTTTTCCATTTTATTTGTTTGGTTTTGGTATCGCTGTATCGCCACTAACCCACAATCTACACCAATGACTTAATTTTATATTTCCTCGTATTTGAGAGCATATCAATTCGTCATTAACGTATCTGCGAAATGTGAAACGACAATTACCACAATTTTGTCCATTGACACCATAAGATTTGTAGTTGCTATCTGGTTTTGACATTTTGTAAGGAGGAGTTCCTGAACCTAATAACCAATATAACAAAGGTTTTTTTCTACGTTCCTCGATTGGTAACGCTCTAAATTCTTTGATTGCTTGTTTTATATATTTATTGGCTTTTAATCCAGCGCTTTCATAAAAAAATTGTTCCTCCATTGTCTTATTAAAGATTTTCTAAATTAAGATTTACTCTTGTAGTTCCTTGTAGCAACTCTCGAATTTTACCTTTATCTGCGAGTAATTGGTTATACTTTTCGATGGCGATTTCATTTCCGTTGTCGGCACGTTGCGTTAATTCTGTTAATTGGAGTAAATTTTCGCCATTTAGATTTCCTGCTTTGTAAAATTCATGTGCTATTTCATTTATGGCTTTCATTCTTTTAGTTTTCAACTGAACTTCAACTTTGTAGCCCTCTGGAGTTTCAATTATATAATGATATGCCATATATCCTGCGTTTGGATTAGAATAGAAATCATCAATATCAACGACTTTTCCTAATAGACCATTTTCAATTTTCATTTTAAGCGCCAACAATTCTTTGTAATCATCAACCGCTATCGTTGTACCAATTAAATCAGTTAATCCTTTTTTAGGATCAAGCAATCGCTTATCAACTAATTTTTTGATTATAGAGTAAGGAGTTTTAGTTCGAGCGTAAATGTTCGCATCTTTCGGCGATTTTGATTTCAACTCATCAACAACTGAATACATACTTGCATCTAATTTCTTTTTTAACTCAATTACTTTTTCAATAATTGGCGCTAATTGTATATCTTCTACATATTCTTTTTTGTTTTTGTTGGTTGGAAATTTATCGTCTATATTAACAATTCCATCTTTATCGAAATCCCCAAAAACACCCTCATATAATTTTTGGTCGAATTTTTTACCCTCGTTAATTATTTTTACTTGTCCTCCCTTGACTTCCCCACCATCGTCAAATTTGTCAAATTTGTTTTTTAGTCGATAAGTAAAATGAGTTTTTGGAATATGTCCGTAAATTGTTTTTACCAAAACCCTTGCTTTTTCTATTGCCTCGTCTTTGTTTTTTGCGAGAATAACTTGATTAACTAAACCACCTCCCGAAACAATATATTCCCTTAAATTTGATTTTGCTGAACCATTAGGCGCTAAACCATCGTTAATACTTCCACCGCCATCATATTTTTCCCATTTTTCGTTTTTATTACGTTTGTTGTGTTCTAACGACCAAGCGCTTCCAGTTGGATATTCTCTGCCATTATGATACGTTAATTTGCCCCCTGCGTTAAATGAAAAAAATCCTCTTTTTTTTGGCTCTGGAGTATCAATGATTTCAATGATATTGTCTGGAGTAATTGAGTACGAACCCCAACCACTTGTAGCAACATACTTTCCATTTCCCAAATCCTCCGTAATTTTTCCCATTTTTTCCTCGCCATATCTATTCCAAATTACGCTTTTTCCTACCATTCCTCCATCAGCGTATTCTTCTATTGTATCGTCAAAATCAGCATCGTTGTATTCTACAACTCTCATATAATCCGCTAAATCTCTTAAATCTATTCTTTCCCTGTTGCTTGTTGAGTAATAACCCTGCTTTTCAAATCGTTTCTTAAACTTTTCAAATGCAGGCATCAATTCGCTTTCAGTATAAACTGCATCCATTTCAATATCGAAACCATCAGGGCTTAATAACCTATATTTTTTTTCGCTTGTTTCAACATGCCCACCATTAACCATTAAAACTGCAAGTAATTTTTTATGAACATTAGGTTCTAAAGTATCCCAATTTTCATTGCTTAAATCATTCGCTACTGATTTAGAAAAACCAGCACTAATTAAAAAATCTATTTTTCTTTTTTTATCAAATCTATTCCAATATGATTTTGCATTATTCATCTGTCCTACATTCCCACCATCATTGTATCTTTCATCTCCATGCCAATCATTTACAATATCTAACAAAGTTTCTTTGGCAACTTCTAAAGGTTCTGCATCACCAACCATTATTCCATCGTTATCATAAATAGTATAAAGATTTTCTTCTACCAAAGTACCATTGTAAGTTATTTCTCCCTCGTAAAATGATAATTCTATGGTATATCCTGATGGTTCGTGAATATATCCTCCTGAACCATCTGGCACAAAATCATCGCCAACAGAGCCTCCATCGTCAAATTTTTTAATTTGTTTCTTAACGGATTTCACAGCACTTTTAGTTGTTTTAGAAACTGTATGAGCCGGGACGTTTCCTCCCAAAATACCACCAATAACAGCACCAACAATAAACCCTCCCAATTCGTGTTTTTTTACAACTTTATCATTTACTCTTACGACAGAGGAATTAAATCTTTTTTCTGCTTCGTTGATCCTATCTTGCAGAGGTTCGGTAGATGCTTCACAATGTATTGTGCAATTCCGATTATTTTCAAAGGTTAATTTATATTCGTTCATTTTATCCTTTTCTTGCGAGTTTAACATTTATATTTTCAAGTAATTTTAATAAGGCTTTACATTCTGCAATCAGTTTTTCGATTTCGCTTTTGGTTATTTCTTCATCGGCAATCCGTTCTTTTACGTTATCAAAAACACTTTCGATTTTTTCCTTGTTTTTCGTTGCTGGAGTTTTTTTAGGCAAATTGGCTCGTTCTTGCGCTTTTTTCTTGCGCTCTTTGGCTTGTTTAATCAACTCATCGCAATCGTATGGATCAGTCGTTTTCTTTCCTTTTGGTATTGGTTTTTTCTTTTCGGTTTTTTCTTTTTTAGGCTTAACTATTTCTTTGCTATCCGATATTGGTTTTTTCATTCTCTCGGACATAGCACTTAAACTTATTCCTTGCCCTTGCGCTTGTCCTGTTCTTTTTTGTCTTGCCAATTCCTCCTCGTAGGTACTTCCTGCCGAACTTTTCAAGGCATCGAGTTTGTCATTAAGCATTTCTAATTGTTTGCGAAAAACAGATTTCATATTTTCTGGAGTTGCAGGGCTATTGAGCGCCTCTCTTATGTTTTCAATATCTGTTTCTATTTCCTTTTGAAGTTGATTTGAACTGGTGTATTTACTCATTATTTCATGTATTTAATTACGCTTTCAAGTCCTTTAATAAACGCCTCAACGTCCATTTTTTCTTTTCCCTCTAAATACTTAATAGTGCTTTTTGCCCCTATTAAAGATTTATTTAATTCATCCAAAGTTACTGCTTTTTCGCTTATTTCAGGTTGCTTTGTTTGTGGTTGTGTCATTTTATAGTAAGGTCTGGTTTCTGGAATTTGTAACCCTCCTCGTTCAACAATTTTTTGAGTTAAACTATCTATTTTAATGTAACCATCAACATTTGATTTTAATTGCTGAAATGCACTATCTCCGGTTGAATAAAAATCATCAATTACTGAAATAGGAACGTATCGACCAAATTCGGCAGTACCACTATTATCATCTCGGTATCTTTTCAATGCCCTCTCAATAGATTGTTCTTTTGGAATATCCATAAAAACTAAAAATGTTTGATAACCCAAATTCTTCAAACGTTTAATAATAGGTTGATATTTTTTGACGTTTGACATTGTACCATCGTATAACAAATCATGTTTACAAGGCTGGTCGAATGTGTCTAACAACTCAGTAACTATATCTCTGGCTTCCTCGTGCGTTGAGGAACTATTCCAACCCTTGTATTCAGGTAAAAAACTCCGAACTTCGTCAGCATCCACTTTCCAAATCATATCCGATTGCATATAAGGAGCATTGGATCGTAAAAATGTTGATTTTCCCGAACCGGGAGCGCCTCCCATAATAACCGCAATAGGTTGGTCTTGCTCGGTACAAACTGCTTTACTTGTTAGTTTATTGATTATTTGCTGATGCAACATTTTTCGCTCTGGAGTATAAGTATATTTAATACTTCCATCTTCGTTTTTACCCTCAACTGAATGTAGATATTTTGTTTGTGGTTGTGTTTTTTCGCAATCGGCTAATAGGACAAGTCCCTCTGGATCAATTCTCGGTTTTCCATTTTTATCAACTGGAGGACACATAAGAGGTTGAACTTTTTGAACGTTTGGCAATTTTACATCGTCTAATAAGTAATTTAATCGTTCAAATTCGGTAATAAGTTCATTAACCGATTTTTCTTGGATATTTAATTCACTTCTTTTTATTTCTATTTCCCTGATTTTTTGGTTAATTGTTTCCTCACTTGTTAAAGCCTTAATTTGTTCCTCTACTGCTTTTTTTCTGGTTTCGATATTTTGCGTTAATTCTGCTTGGCTAACATTATTTTTCAAGCCTCGTGGCGCTAAATAATCTTTTTCAAATTTTAGTGTTTTTTTAACAGCATTGAGAACTTCATCAAAATACCATGGCTTAAGTTCTTTTGGATGAGGGCTTGTTTCTTTTCCTTTTGGTGCAGTTTCTTTTTGCGATTGCCACCTACCATTAAACCAACCGTATTTATCGCCTACTGTATATCTTCCATCTTCATCTAAAAATGTAGTAAAGTAATTTATCAATGCTTTCATTTTGGCTTCAATGCTTTTGTTAGAAGCGCTTGGTCGGTAAACTCCAATAAGTTTGTCTATATCATCTAACCTATATTCTATACTGGATTTTTGTGCAAAAAAATCATTTATCTTTTGTAACTCATTTGATAAATCGGAAATTTGTTCGTTTAATTCTTCGGTTTGTTCGTTTATTTCTAATTGAGCAATAACCTTAGGATTTTTAATGAGAGCAAATTTCAAGTCCTTTGGATTGAGTTCTTCCGTTTTTAGGACATTTGTTTTTCCATCAGTATCAAAAATTGAATTTATCCGGCTTGTCTTTTCTTCCAATTTTTGAAACATAAAAATATCGGAACTATCAATCATTAAGGGATTAACTATTCTTACATTAGCAAACGCATTACCCTGTCTGTAAATTCTACCCTCTAACTGCTGAATGTCCGTAGGATTAAATGGTAGAAAACAATTAAATAAGGTCGAACTATACTTTTGTAAGTTTATGCCCTCCTTTATTGTTGCTGATCCGATTAAAATCTTTAAGCGTTGCTCGTCCGGTAATTGTTCCATTTCCAACGAGTTTGTGTTGAATTTTAGACCTAAAAATAAATTTTTAACATACTCTTTGGCATCTTCGTCTTTTATTCCACGTTCAATCGGCATTTTCAATTTTGACGAAATAATGCCAACCTCGTGCGGTTGAAATCCTACATTGGTAATTAAATAATCTCTTATTAACTCAAAAAAATTAGTACCTCGCTCCGAATAAATTACAATTCCGGACATTTTGGTATTGGTTTTTTCGTGATGAAGTTTTATTGATTTAATAGCCTCCATTACATAAGTTAGTTTTCCAGAGGTTTCAATAAATTTTTCTGGAGTTGGATTTCCTAAATAACTATATTGATAAAGGTAAGGCGATAAGGCTAAATTTCTTGAATGATTTAGCGCTAACAATAAACGTACTCCTACCCTTTCCTCCTCATCCATACTATCCTCATCGAGTTCTACTTCCTCTACATCAACCTCCATTTCGGTTTCTAAATAATTGGCTTGTCGCCCACCGCTTTCTAACTGCGCTTTATTGATTGTACCCTCTGCATAACTTTTTATTTGATCCATAAATTCCTTTTGTAAAGGAGTTAATGGAATTGCTGTATCAACTTGCTCATCGGCAGGCAACGTCATTAAAACACCATCTTTGAGCATTTTTTTGTAAGGTAAAACATATTTTTTTGGTCGTTTTACATTTACGCTTTCGCCTGTTTTATGGTTGATAAATTGTTTTACCAATCGTTGTAAAACAAGCAAATTATTAAAGCCTAATACAATTTGTTTGCGTACCGGGTTTAAGGCTGTGTTGATTACAATTTCATACGAAATTTTGATAAACGTATCAAAAAATTCTTTAAGATTGCTTAATCCCTGTCTTTCTAATTCCTTAAATGAAACCATCGCTAACATCGAATAAATTTCTAAAGGACTATTAGTAAAAGGAGTTGCTGTTAATAATTGCGTATTTCCTTGATATTTGTTTTGAATATATTGACAAATTGAAAATCCTTTAATTGCTAAAAAACTCGGTACACCTGCTTGTATTTTATATTCTGTTACTTGTTTATCTTTTTTGTCGCTTTTGTTTGAAGTATTTTCTTCAGCGGAGGCATTTACAAACGTAAATACTTTTTTACAGGCGTGCGCCTCATCTATACAAATGTAATCAATGCCTAAATCTTCGATATTTATTTTTGTTTTCCTTAAAGCCTTGCCAATGATTTCTTGGACTTTTGTTGCGGTTCTTAACGCTTCTTTTTGGGCTTGTTTGTCTGTTATTTCATCGCCCATTTGTAACAAAATTGAAAACAAATCTTTTTCTAACAAATTGGCTGTATCATCATTGAAACCTAACGCACTTAAACCCTCGTAAGTCATTATTGTAACTGATTGCTCTGCAACTTGGAGAGTAATTCCATTACTATCTTGGTATTCCTCAATCGTAGTATCGTTAAGATTGTATAACTTATTAAGTTTAAGATGCCCTGCAAAATTTTTGAACTCGGAAATCCATTGTTTGTAAGTTTGATTAGGTACAACAAAAAGAGGTCTTTTTGCCCAACCAAAATCAATAAACTGACTGACCGTATAAATTGCTGATGGAGTTTTTCCTACACCAACATCATAGGCTAATAAACCTGATCCATTGCTAACCGTAAAGGCAACCGCCTCTCGTTTTTCAGGTTTTACAAATTCAGGCTGACCGAAAACAAATTTATTCATTCTAAAGGCTACTGGAATACGCTTGTAATCAACTGGTACGTTGTTATTGTACTGCATATTCCACTCATTCTCGATTTTGACTTTATCCTCCGCCAATAAAAATTTATCTAAAAAAATTAAAAACAATCTGTCCCCCTCCGATTTACATTTGGCTTTCATTCGCTCGTGCGTTGCACTTTCCTCTTTCATTATTTTTTTTGACTGCGCAGAGTAAGTTCCATCGCTTTCTTTTGTAGCATTGGTTTTTGGTTTTTGTTTTGAAAAAATGTAAAATTGAATAATATCTGCATAAGTTAATCCTTTTTTAATTCCTGCTCCGCTATCTGTTCTAAGCCAATAACAAAATGCAAACCGCAGATTTAATTGGTCTATTTCTGTTTTATCGTTTTCGCTAACATTCGTTGCTAAAAAATCTAATTGACCATAACGAGGATTAGATTGTGCTGTAATCTTTTTCCACTTGAAAGGGATTTCGTCTGCCAGAGTTTTAATAAAAAAGTTTTTAGCAAAATCGGAGTTAGGCAGTATTACTAATCCATTTTCGTTACTACTATCAAGCGTTAATCTTGTCTTGAATTGTTTGTCGTACAAATTGTTAATTAAAGCAATTTGCGAATTCAATGCTTTTTCGCTATACTCATTTTTTATTGTTTCTGCATCCGTTGAAACACTTGCAGTTAAACGATTATATTTTCCATAAACATCGCCAGATAAAAACAAATAGGTAGGCTCTAATCTATTACGTTCGCTGTTGTAACATAAATACCCTGCTTCCATCCACTCGATTAAAGTTTCTTTGCTTATTGTACCTAATTCGCTTATTGATTTTCCGGCTATTTGATAGTATGTTTCGTTCTCAATTTTTTTACCATAGTGAAGATTAAACCACAAAAACACACATAATTCTTCTTTGGTTATGTCTTGGTTTATTTCCTGATAAACTTCTTCTATACTTCGAGTTATTATGCTTTCGCTTTCGCTTGTAGCAATTTTTTGTTCTTCAACCTTTTGCTTTGATTTACGTTGTTTTTTTTCTTTCACTGCGGTTTTAGATTGATTTATTGCCTTTTCAACATTATTTAGTTCCGTAGTGTCCTTATCCGAAATATCTTCAATATCGCTATCTACAACTGAAATTAAAGGATTGTTTTCTTGACTTAAAGCAACAATATCAAACGGAGCATCAATTAAATCCACATTGTCAATAAATCCTTTGTAGGTTTTAATTTGTTTTCCATATCTATCTTTATCCATTTGAATAGTCGCTAATACTTTATCTGGAAAGGATTTGTACCAATCGCCATTTGAAAACATATTTTCGTCCATAGTTTGTTTTTCGTTTTTGATTTCTTTTTCGCTTGTTACTGAGTACACTTTTTCAATGATTTTAATTGTGTCCTCGTCTAACTTGTTTTTAACAAAATTATTAAATAATTCTTGTTTCGTTATTGGCTCTCCAAACAACATACTTCCTTGATTTTGAGATGCAGAGTTATTGTATTGCTCGATTGATGCCTTAAAGGTATTTCTACCTAAATGTAAAAATCGGTTCATAAATACAATATCAATTTTGGGTTTTTCATCAAATAAAGGATATTGAGTTAGCCAATCTTTGAAACCTAACTTGCTTGAAGATATTTGATTTTCTAACAATAAAGCCTCGTTGATTTCCGGGATCAAAGAATAATTTGAAAATGTATTGTTTAGCGATAAAACTGGTAACGATGTTACAAGCATATTTCTTATTCTTTTTTGATTGTCAGCCACGCTTAACGCCTCTGGACTAAGTATTGAACCAAGTAATGTATTTTCAAGTAAATCTTTTCCGGCTTCAGTAAAAGTTCTATCCCCAAAATACGCAGGAAGTTCTTGAGTATTCAAAATGTTACAACCTAAAAGCGCATCAATAACATTTTTGCAGTCATTGTAATTTGCGTAAAAATCGCTTAATGTTTCGTATTGCCCTACAATGCTTTGTATCGTTTCTTTGCACTTTGGTTGAGTTTCTAAAATTTTACTCAATTTGATTGACTTGTCAATCGGTCTTTCAGTTTTTTTTGTGTCCTTATTGTACTTTGAAAGTTCAAGCGTATTCAACGCCGGAATATCGTAATCTATTCGGACTAAAACAGGTTCTACAAATGTTTTAGTTTCTCCGAAATTGTTTGAAAAAGTTACCTTGTAAGTTTTTAATTTATCAATATAAACCTTATCTCTTTTTGTAAAACCAAAAGCAGAACATTCATCAATTAAAAAATTTACATAGTCATTATATTCTTGTGGGAAATTGGCAAAAGTACGTTTCAATGACATTGTTCGGTTATTACCAGAAACCACAATGCCACTTTCGGTAATAATCGGAGTGCCTGATGGAGTTCTGCTTGTCGTAATTAACCTTTCAGGCTCCAACGATTGTGATATTTCAATAACTTGCGCTTGTGCGTTTTTATCGTCTTGGTAGTTCCTATCATTGATATTGTTTCCTTTACTATCAACTGGATAACCCTCTGTCGTTAAAAAAGTATTTTCGTTATGAGATGCTTTTATCTTGTTTAATTCTACAATAGCAAATTGACCTTTCCTTGTTTCGCCATTTGGCATTTTTAATTCTATTTCTCGTCCTTTAAGCATTTCAATAGGAACTCCACCTAAACCAAATTTCTCATTTTCCATTTTTGCTAATTTTGTATAATAATTTTTATCCTCTATTAAATGATCCAAAGCAATCAGTTTAGCGCTTTGTTCTACATTGTTTCCTATATTTTCTAAAGTCGATTTATGCTCTAACTCAACTTTCATTCCTGCTTTTACTTCGTTTTCGTCTAAATTTAATTGATGCCAAAAATTATTTTTTTTGATATAGTAAACTTCTTGGCTATCTATTAACCTAATTTGTTTTTGGTCATCGCTATAAATTATATTGTCAAGCATTTTATCATTCAAATATAATAGATTAAAGAGTATTTCGGATTTAATTGCTGTTCTAATAATACTATTGCTTGACCTATTGTTAAGCCTTGCGAAGCCACTAAATTCATAATATCTCGCACAATTAGTTTTTTACTATTAGTTTGAGTAATGGCAGTACAGAGGAATGGAGTATCAACTCGATTACAAAATTCTAATTCTTCTAAAATTTGTATTTCTAACTCCGATAATAATTCGTCCTTATTCATAATTTATTTTTTTCGTAAAACAATAATATCCGATGTTACACCTGTTCGCTCAAATGTTTTATCCGGTAATCGGTAAGCATCTAAAAATTCGCAATTTTCGGACAAATACTCTTTTACTGGACTATTACCACTATCTAAAAATAATTTGCCACCATTACGAACTTCTGCTCCAACAATCATGATTAACAAACCTCCGGTATTCAAAAGGTCTATTCCTCTGCGTAAAAAATACTCGACATAACTTTGTGCCTTAGTAAATTTTTGTTCGCCATAACCTAATAACAATCTTGAAGCCTTTGGATCAAGAATACTTAAATCGCCATAAGGCGGATTTCCAATTACTAAATCAAATTTTTCCAGATTACTAATTTTATTTCCTACGGTATTGTTATCCTTAATAAATACACTTTCAAAAGGCGCTAAATTAACATTACAAAAAGGATATAAAATTTGAGTAATCATCGCAGAATAAGGATTGACTTCATAAGCCACAACCCGGCTTAATGGATTAGCAAATTGTAAAAATTCGCCAGTACCAACACTTGTTTCTAAAACTGAACCATTGGCAGAATATCCATATTTGTAGGCTAATGCCCACATTTTCTCAATTACTTTTTTTGGAGTAAAAAATTCAAACAATGAACCAACTGAAATTTCGCCATACTTTCCTAAACCACCATCGCCAGAAAAATTTTTGATAAATGCTTTTTGCTCTGGAGTAAATGATACGTTTTTGGCATTTTCAAACTTGACTACATTTTCATCTAAATAATGCTTAATTGCTTTATTGAGTTCATAAGGATTTGGGTATGAACTAATGTCAAAAGATATTTCGTTTTTACTTTCATTTAGGAATTGTTTAATTGCTCTTTCTATGTCCGAAACCAAATCAATAATATCTTTGGCTATATCGTGCATCGGTCTTAACTTACCTGAAATGGTTGTTGGTATAGGATCAATGCCTCCTAAAAAAGAACGAATAATATCAAGGTTAATTTTTTTTCGCCATTTTAGATTTATCCTACTAATACCAAACTTAAATTCCGTTGTATTGTCTAAAAAATACATATCGAAAATATCCGTTGATATTTCAAATTCGTTTATGTGATTTGAAATTGGACGAGGATTGATTTTATACGAATAATCATTAAGTTCATCTAACAATTTTTGTCCATTTTTTAAGGATTGTGTCGTAACAAAATCATTCGGTAAATTGTCATTAAAAAAATAAAAATCAATTACTTCTTCTTTATTAGGTTGGGAATTGTTTTGTTTATCAAAAGAACTTTCTTTGTCGTTATCAATGTTGCTCCATAGGGTAGGCTTAAAATAAAAGTCCAATTCTATTTTTTGATTATTGATAAGTTCCTGAACTGAAATATAACCCATTTCTGCGCCATATCCTAAATTTACATAACCAAAGAACTCTCCAGAGTTTCTGTCGTATTCAGTTATATACCAATCTTGATTTCCAAAAAAGTAATGTAGATAAATTGTTTTATCTTTCACTCCATCTTGTCCGTAAAGTTTAGGAATTGAAAAAACAGCGTTATTTACATTTTCCGTAGCATCTTCTTGTTCGGAATAATTTATGCTTTCCAAAAATTTTAATTGGTGTTTAGGAACTATTTTTTTTGCCTCTTTGGAAAAAGCAGGCTGTTTGTTGTTTTTGCTATCCGAAATAATTATTTCATCTTCATCTTTTGGTGCTTGGGCTGACAATCTTTCAAATCGCTGTGCTTTGTTTTCTATTTTTTTTATTTCAGTTGCTGAATATACATTTTTGCTACCAAACGTATCTACTGTATAAAGTTTATTGACTAAAGTATTTCCTCCAAAGATATTTACTATTATTCCAATTTTTCCTATTTCTTCAGGGAAAAAAGAACTGTTAATAATTTCCACTGTATCTCCCATTTCTAAAGAGCCACCATCTTTATATTTTGTTTTCATATTTTTATTTGTGTTTTCCATTTTGATTTTTCCTACCGAGCCTCCATCGTCGAATTTTTTGTATGTATAACCTAAATTCTCAATTAAATCATTGTCTTGACTATATTTCCCGGACTTACTTACTCCATTGATTATTTTGTATAGGAAAGCGTTTAATCTTGCTAATCCCCAAGCAGTTCTACTATTAGGTTTACCTGCTGAAATAGTTGGTCTATGCGAGGACGAATAAGCCCCCATGCCTCGCCTTACTACCGCTTTGGCTACTGAAAGGCTTATTTTCTTATCTGGATGCTTTTCGTTGTGATCCTTTACTTTGTTTTTTAACGTTTCAGTCAAATCTTCACTAAACTGAATTGATTTAGCAGAATTTATATTTGCCGATGATCCGGCTTTGTTTATGGAACTTCCTGAAATTCTATCTTTTTTTGGTGCTGGTGTTTGAGAAATTGTGCCTCCCGGTTTGTATTTATTAGGATTATGCCCCCAAATAAGCAAAGACATAAGTTTGCGTGTTTTTCTACCTTTATCATCGTATAGTTCTCCTTGATTTCCTCGCATACGAGAAATAAAACTAATTTGTTTTTTCGCCCACCTCCACATTGTATCAGTCCAATTTTTGTAATTGGTTTTTTTCATTTTCAAAATCCATTCTGCGCTTTCCCTACCACTACTAATACCCTGTTTGTCGGCTTCAGTTTTTGTTAATCCACTTTCTTTTCCCTCGTTGGAATTGTAGTATTTAAGTAATTCACTGTAACTCATATTTACCAATGATTTCCACTTCTGGTAAATTATTTTTTTATCGTTATTTGTGAGTTTACCTCCTTGTTCAAATTTATTGAATAGTTTATCGGCTTCGCTTGGTTCTGGGATAGGTACGCCTCCTGTGGACTGATTGATTTTTGATAGTTCTTTCCAATGTAATGCAGTGGCTTTAGAGTTAATAATTGCCTCTCCGGTTTCTACTTCAATAGGTTGCCCGGTATCGACCACAATAGCAGGAATACCTCCCTCGCTGTGTTTTTTACCTATAAACAAACCACCTTTTTTGCCATCGGAAGTTTTTTTGAATTTATCCACTACAAATTTTGTTTATGCAAATTAAACTATTTTTATTCAATTTTTGAGATTTATGATTGATTAAATGTATATTTGTGCTTGACTTAAACTTTTTTTATGGAAAACAAAAATTTGATTTATGTTGGTTTAGCAGTTGCCGTTTTAGTCGGCGCTTATTTTTTATTCGTTAAGGATAAAAACGCCGTAACTAATAAGCAGAAAAATACTCGTAACATTATATTAACTGGTAATCAATAAAAATGGCAACTTATTATTTATCCGCACCTATGGTAACGCCTACTGCGTTACAATCGCCAACGACTTGGTATAAAACAAGAGAGGGATTAAGAAACCAAATGATTAAGCGGTGGAGCGAGTATGGTTCATACATTAAAAAATTTGGTAAAACATCAAAAGTTCCTGAAGAAATTATTTTGTCCTTTATGATGGTTGAAAGCGGAGGAAACGCAGAAGCCGGAGGAACCGGAAGCGCTACTCAAGGATTGATGCAGTTTAATAAAAATTTTGTTGCCGGATCACCAAATAGCACTCTTGGAAAAGAATATCTACAAGGACGATTAAACGATACTGAAAAACAAATTTTAAGCAAGTATGGTTTTAATTTTGATAAAAATGGAAATACCAGAGCGTTCACACAAGCCGATTTAATAAAGCCTGAACTTAATTTGCTTATTGGTTCAATTATTTTAGGTCAGTTTATTGATAGCACTTGGGGAACTGACAGCGATGGAAAAATTCGTATGGATAGAATAATAGCAAGATATAATTGGGGTGTAGCAGGTTTTGAACGAAATAAATTATCTTCTGCTGATTTTAATACGGTGTATAACAATATCCCTGCTACAACGAAAGTTTATATTCAAAAAATGTTAGGAAAAAATGGTGCGTTAGATATTGCTATTAACGATAAAAGTTATTTTCCTGAAGTCAAAGAGGCTTAATGTCAAAAACTAAATTGCTTATTCAAAGCATTGGCTTATTTGGTTTAACACTTTTGCTCTTATCATTATTTCGTAAAAAAAGAAAAATGGAAATTTCTGGAGGTTATGTTGTACCTAAAGGCACTCCTAATATGGCAGATGCGTTACACTCGTTTGAACGAAGAAAAAGCGATGGCTTCGGAGGAAGAATGACCACTCAAATAAATAAAAAACTTCGTGAAATGTATGCCTCTGGAGTTAATCCGGATATTTCCAAACTTGAAATAATTGTTGATAGTAAAAACTATTCAGTAACGTGGAAAGCAACTTTAGAACAAAGCAAAAATGGAAAGGCTTATGTTGGTTTAAGTACAGTTGGATCGGCAGGAGCCGGAGCAGATGAACGAGCAAAAAGTCAAATCGAAAAAATGAAAACTTGGGTTTCTGGAGCAAAGGACTATGAGTTAGTATTGGATTTCAAAAATCCTAATGGTATTTATATTCGTCAGTTTTTTTACAAATGGACTAAACCAAACGAATTTCCAAGTATTTAATATCATTCAAAAGAAGTAAATTTTTCTTTGTGTTTATGGCATCTTTCACACATAAAAACTAAATATACTTCATTCAATTTTGGTTTTTGTTTTTTGTATTTCCTATGAAATTGATATTTCCATTTATGTTGAAAAATTAAACATAGTATTTTTTTGAGAATTTTTCTCATATAAAATGCTGAAAATCTTATCATTTCTTTATTGAATTTTTTACGCTATTTAATAATCGGTAACCAACATTAAAACATCGCTTACCTTTGTGTTACCTGCAAGTGCTACATTTCAGTTTCAAATAGAGTTCCGTAATAAAAACTTTTATTGGTTTTCAATTCAAGTTTTTTGTTAATAAACTGCCAAACGTTATAGGGCATTTTAAGAACGCTCCACTACTTTCCAACTCTCATAACCGAAAGGAAGCGATCCGCCAAGCCTTTGAATTAAAATTCGCTTTGCTTTAGCAATGATGTATTCTTCTTCGTCATTCTCATTACAGATAACCTTAATCTCCCCGGAATAGGTTGCTACTTGATATTTAACAGTTGCTATCATTTTGATTTTACTTTATTAGTTAAAAAATTTTATTGGTAAACGATTATTGATCCTTGAAATGCGTATCTTTTTTGAGCGTTAATCTGCCATACGAAACCATCCTCGATTAACAAAGCATCCATAAATCCTTTAACGTAGTTGTCAATATCCGGTCTGGTCTTACAAGGCATTTTATTCAATTCATTTCGTTTTTTTTCACTCCAACTGATTGGCATCGGAACACAAAAAATTACTGAAATAGTTTCAGCACAAATAAACTGCATTTGTTTTGCCTGAACTTGTAGTGTTGTTTTGAAATTTCTATATCGAACTACCTCTGGTCTATTTTTCCATTTGTCGGCGTGAGTTTGTCGTACAGCACCCATTGGAATAATATCGAATACATAAATACGTTTTGAATAATCCAGTTCAAAAGGAGTTATTTCCAATTTTTCTAAAGGCAAATTATTCGAATAACATTTTCCAATCGACAATTTACTCATGCTTTACGCTTTTTTCTTTAATCTTATATTCAAAAGTTCCTAAAATTACAGTGTAAATTTTTTTCTTTTCGTCTTTACCAATTACTACCGCTTTAATTCCATTTAATAACGTAATTGTTTGTCCTATACTATATTTCATTTTAAGTTAAGTTTTTGAATAATTAAATAAAGACAAGCAACAACTATGCTATTTCCGGCTTGTTTATATGCTTGTGTATCGCTTACTGACCAAGTAAAAGTATCAGGAAAGTCCATTAGCCTAAAACATTCTCTTGGAGTTAATCTTCGTATCTTAAAACCAGTCCAAAGTTTTTTATCATCGTTTTCCCTTGCCTTAAGTGTAGGACAATCATCGTGAATTGTTTTATTGTAAGTGTCAAGCATTTTTATTTCTCCCGGTTTCAAATCGTGTTTTTCAATTGTTTCATTCAATCTTTTGATATTATATACAACTACTTGATTACAACCAGTATCTAAAGTTTGAGCAACTTGTTTGCCAACCCTACCTCTACGAGTATTGCTATTAGGATGCAAATAATTTATCGTATCTCCATCTTTGGCAATTTCAAAGCCATCAGCATTAGCAGATTTAATTGGTAAAAAATTGTCGGTATTTCTCATTTTTCCAACTCCAGTTGTTATGCAGTTTGGAGTTTCTTCTTCATCTTTAACTTTGAAACCGAAACCATTTCCAGCCTTATCATTTCGATTTTTAGCAACAAGCATAGTATCTAACATTTTTTCGCTTACATAATACTTTTCTAAATTGCTATTCACTTTAATATATTGACCATCAAAAGTTATTTTGTAATATCCGGCTACAATGCACTTGCTTATGTCCGGGATCTCTTTTATTAAAATATCTTTATTGGCTTGACTTTTCATGCACTTGAATATGGCATTTTCGGATAAAGTAAATTTTTCTAAAACTTCAGGCTCTAAAATATCTTTTAACTTTTTATCTAATGCAAACTCTTTAGGAAACATAAATTGGTTGTCGCTATCATCTCTAATACCAACTATAAATACTCGTTCTCTATTTTGTGGAACACCAAAATTTTTAGCGTTAAGAACTTTCCAATAAATGTGATAAGGTACACTATCCTGATAAGGAAACATTACTGCATTACCATTTATTGATTTTCCACCTAAATAATTCAACCACTCATTAAAAGTATTTCCAGCATCATCGGAAAGCAAACCCTTTACGTTCTCAAAAATAAAATATCTCGGTTTATTTTTTTGGATAAACTCTAATGAATTGAAAAATAAAATTCCCCTTAAATCATCTTTGCCTTTTCTTTTTCCTGCAAGGCTAAAAGCCTGGCATGGTGGACTTGACATATAAATTGTTAATGGATCAACTGGAATTTCACGTTCATAAACGTCAGTTGGATAGTATTTTGGTTCTCCATAGTTCTCAATAAAAGTTTGACGAGCATATTTATCCATATCACAAGCAAATACTTCCTCATAAGGAATTTTTAATCTAATTAACGCTTGATTAAAAGCACCAATACCTGAAAAATCACTACCAACTTTTATCATAATCTTACAATCTTTAGTCGTAAAACATAAGCCGGTTTCGGATTTATGTCGGATAGTTTTCTCAATCTTATTGTAGGGTATGGATTATGTTCATGTCGAGTACAATCACTTATTAAATTATTTGTTTCGTAAACTGCAAAATGAACTTTAATAGCCACCATATTCCAAATAATCTCATTACCGATTATTTCGTTTGCCATATAAGTATATTCTATTTTCTGATCCCAAAGAAGAATATCGCCAACTAACAAATTAACTGTTTCATCAAAACGAATTTTGTTAAATTTTTCATCTATGGTTTCGTAATCGCAAAAATCTGGCGCTAAATCTATTCTTTTGAAACAATACGTCAAGCAAGTTTCGTTTTTTGATATTTTTATATTATTCAGCATACTTATTTATTTATCAAATATAAACACTACTTCAATAGGAAAATTAAGGCAAGATGCAATTTTGTTAGCGGTGGTAACATTCAAATTTTGTTTTTTTCCATTTACAATTTTTGCGATATAACTTGCATCCAACCCGGTTTTATCAATTAGTTCCGCTCTGCTCATATTTCTGCGAAATAAACACTCGTTTATTCTATTTCCTTTTAACTTTTCTTTACTCATATTTATTTGTTTTAGGTTTATATACAAAGGTTTTAGTGTTCTGGTATTGTTTTAATTCGTCAGGAAGAAATACACAATTCCCAGAAATTAACGAGTTTACTTCCTCCATTTCAAAATTACTAAATAATATCTTTTGATTATTTTTTGAAACTGCGATGCAATTATTCAAATCAAAGAAATCAAAAAATTCATTCTGGAAATTACTTTTTTTACTCAATCCATTATCAATTAAATACCTCTCAATTTCGTTTATTTCTTTTTTAAGAGCCTTATCGAACTGCATACGTTCTTTTATATTCTTAACCGTTGTATAAATCGTTGAGTGCGTTTTTTTATCAAAATAATTCGCAAGTTCTTTATACGATATTGAAAAATTTTGTTTTGCTAAATAACAGACAACGTGCCTTATTTTTGGCAGAGGCATTGTTCGATTTTTGGTATTTTCAAACTTAACAATATCAAAACGATAAAAATTACATACTAAGTCAGCGAGTTGTTTTATTTTTTGGTGTTTTGTTTCCATAATTAAAAAGGTAAAAATTCTTCGTTATCTGGTGTTTTATTACTACTATCTTGATTTAATTCTTGGTGTTTTTTTACTACCTGATTGTTTTCGATAAAATTACTATTTTTTGACGTTTTTTCGTAGTAATACAAATTGTTTTCATTTTCGTAATTAGTTACCAATGTGTTTTCCCCTAAAAAAGTAAGAGGAATTTCGCCTAATTGTCCGTTTCTATGTTTCGCTACTATCAAAACAAACAATTTTTCAGCCGGAAGCAGTTTACCAAAACAATCGTATTCCTTTAATTCGTAATACTCTGGTCTAAAACAAAATAAAACCATATCTGCATCTTGTTCTATTTGCCCACTATCTCGTAAATCTGCTAACAATGGCTTTTTTGATCCTGAACGAACTTCTACACCTCTGCTTAATTGACTTAATGCAATAACCGGGATATTCAATTCTTTTGCTAACGCTTTCAATCCTTTTGATATTTCTGCCACTTCTTGCTCTCGGTTATGAAATTTCAATCCAGATTTCATAAGTTGTAGGTAATCAATTACGATTAGTTTTACCTCATTTTCACGAACTAATTTTCTTGCCTTTGTCTTTAATTCAAGGATGCTTAAATTCGCAGTATCATCAATAAACAATGGAGCGTTTTCAAGTTCTTTGCATTTTTTTAGTATTTCGTTTATTTCGTGAATGTTTAATTGTTTTTTAATTATTTGAGAAACATTTATGCGTGATAGCATTGATTGAAGCCTGCCGACTAATTGCTCTTTACTCATTTCAAGGCTGAAAAATGCTATCGGAATTTTTTGATAAACTACTGGATCAAGCAAAATCGACAAAGCAAAGGCTGTTTTTCCCATCGAGGTTCTTCCTGCTAAAATTATTAAATCACTATTTTGCCAACCATTAGTCAGTTTGTCTAATCTATTCAAGCCAGTTGTAACTCCGGAACTTTTTTGATTGTCAAGTAAATTGATTGCATCTTGAATTGTTTTTTTATGAATATCATTTAGCAAAACGATTTCTTTTTTTACAATATCATCGGTTGTTTTATCTAACTTTTGAATAAGTTGATCCTTGATTTCAAATATATCTTTCTTAAAAGTCAAAATATCTAACTGCGCCTCATTACAGGTTTGGTTAATATATCTTGCTAACCAGTATTGTTGAAGTATTCTAAAATGATATTGTAAATTCTCGGTTGATCCAATACGTCCAGTTAATTTGCTTAAATATCCAGCACCTCCTATCTTTTTAAGATTTTGTTCCTTGATTAACGCTTGAACTACCGTAACAAGGTCAATAGGACTATTATCTATGTGTAATTTAAGAATGGCAGATGCAATTAACTGATGCTCGTTTTTTTGAAACAATTTAGGTGTGAACTCGCCACTAATATCAAAAATTGCCTCCGAATTAAGCAAAAGCGAACCTAATATAATTTCTTCCAGTTCAAGTTGATTGTTATATTCTAAATCACTTTGATAGGTTATTTTGTTTTTCATAATAACCCGGATGGAGGAGGTATAGATGCTTTACGATTATTAAGTTGATATTTCAAATAATTATGACAATGTTTCAATAACGAATGTTCGTCCGGATAAGGAGTTTGAAGCGCAGATTTCTCACGATAAAATTTATTAAGAATATCAAAAAATTCTGTATCGCTTATTTTATATTCATTGATGATTAGTGCTTTTAATTCGTTATTCTTAAACAACCTTTCCTTGAAAAATTCTATTGGTAATTGCTTTTTGCTTTTACCATACTGAAAGCCTAAATTAAACGCCATTTCCCAGACATAAAAAGTAAAATGTTCTGCCTTGCTTTCATTATTCAATTCGGCTTTATCAAATGTAGCCTTTATCAATTCATTTAAGTTCATAAATCATCCGCTATAATAAGTTGAAAATGTAAAGAACCTGGTAACAAATCAGCATAGTTATTCAACCCTTGCTTAATCCAGAGCGCATATTTTTCTTTATTGCGCTCTTTAGATAAATTAACTTGTTCTTGATATTCAGGAACGAAAAGATACCTTGAATAAGTATTATCGTTGATTTTCGTTTCCCCAACAATCTTGATTACTCCAATGTCCAATAAATTTGATAAAACCGATGTTGCAGTTTGATGGCTAATTGATAACAACGTTCGCACTTCGTCCGTATTGGTATAAGGTCTTTGCTTGATTAAATATAGAATACGCATTGTTTTGCTTCGTATGTTGCCATTTTTCAAATTTGCCAAATAGGTTTCTCGCTTGGCGTTACTCAATGTTTTTTTCATTTTTTCAAGCATTTAGCATTTCTTGAACGTGCTGATAAATACGCTCAACTTCTTCTAACATATCTTCGATAGGTCTTGGCTGTTGAGCAATTTGCATTTTTGCGATGTGAATATCTTTAGCATAACCATAAACAAAGCCTAAATAATCTTCCGGTTTCTTTGATCCACCAGAACTTTTTTTGTAGTTATTAAAGGTTTTTTCAAGAGGTCTGGAATTAGAATGAATACGCAATTTTTCGCCATTTAATTCATACTCGACTATTTCCCCAATTTCATATTGATTTTTACTTTTTAAGGCACAACTACCACTTTCGCCATTCTCAAAAAGAATAACATGATAATATAAAATTGTTTTGTCTGGAGCCTGCCATTCTTTAGTGAACGTACAACTTGCGATTTTTCCTTTTTTTGTCATTTGTATTGGTTTTTAGTTATTAAATTATTTCGCTAATATCAAATCCATTTTCTTTTAATAATTCGATTGCTTCATTTGGCAAAGTAAAAACGCCATCGTAATCAATTATCTTTTTTGTTCCTATTTCACACCATAGTCCAATTTGCTCCACTATGTCAAGTCCGGGAATATCCCACTCAATATAATAGTAATGATCCATAGCCGAAGAATAGTATAAATCCATTGTGCTTTCGTGAGTACCTAATTTTGTTGGCACTGGAGATAAACTTGTTTCCGAAACGATTTCAGCAATAAAGGTTTTTGTGTCTAATTTTTGCATACTTATATTTTTAATTATTTATGGCACTAAATTACCATTTTATTTTAATATAATGCAATTATAGAAAAAAAAATTTTGACAAGGAAATGTTAATATAATCTCGATACAATTAAAAAATTCTCACTTTATCTTTTAATAGATATTCTTTGCTACTGATTTTTATGTAATCATTGATAGAATAACGTAATCCATAATCATCAAACATTTTTTTTACTGCTTCAAGTTTACTATGACTTATTGTTACGCTATCAATGTTGTATTCTAAATAATCATCATTAGAAATCATCAGCGCTTGTTCGATTACTAAATAAAGTTTGTTTCTTATGTTATCAAAAATTTGCTGATCCATCGAGCCATCGCAAAATATCTTTATGCCTCCGGAGTATTCCTTAAAATTTTGTCGTGCCAAAAAACTATAACATAAACGCTTGGCGCTTTTGTATTCTGGTCTATCAATATACTTGTCGTGAAAATTTTTTGAAACATAACCAAGCATAAATCCTATTTGCCAATAAGCAGAGTTCAAATCTATATTATACCACCTATGAAGTAACTCGGCTTTCTTAAACAGTTCTTTATTCTTTCCCCTGCTAAATCCATTGTAATTGATTTTAAGATGCTGTAATTCATTTTTTTTATACTGCTGATATAAATGTCTTTTGAATAAACCTAAAAAACTGCCAAATTGATGTTCTGTTAATTCCCCCAAATCTAAAAATGAACCAGAAAGCAATACACTTGCCAAAGGTTTATTTCTTACAAAAAGAGTTTTTCTACTGCCTTTGTATTGTTCCGAGAACGATACTCCATTATTTTTTTGAACCTGAATAAGTTTGTTATACTCATCCAAATCAACTTCCCTAATCATTATTCAAGTTCGAGCAATAGTTGTTCTGGTGCTATATCAACAAATAAAATAGGTTCTTCTCGATAAGCAAGATAAACCTTAACGCATTTTTCAGGTTGTAAATCAAATTCGATTATTTGTTGCTCATCTACGCCCAACTCCATCAAATCATTTTCAGTCAAGGCACTAAATCCAACAACATCTTTAGCGTTAAACCAAAAATTACAAAAATTAAAACCACCTATTGAAAAAATTATCGCCTCTGCCTCAATCCACTTATTTTTTGTTTGAGTAAATTCAGTTTTATTTTCAGGATTGTTTGGAATTACGTCCTCAAATTCAATATCACTATTAAATTGTTCTGGGCTTTCCGGTACATTTTTAAGGATCATTGTTTGTTCAATAGACCTTTCTTCTGGTTTTTCTTTTTTCATACTATTTATTTTTATTGGTTACTTATTTTTAATTAGGCTGACAAATGTAGTATTTATCAATCATTCTTTTTTATTTTGAATATAACCTTAACATCAATTCATCAAATTGTTCCCAATTCATTTTTCCATCGGAAACCATTTTTAGCGCTATTTGAATGGTTTTTTGCTTTTCAATTTCAATTCGTTCTTGTTTTTCGATTTCCGCTATTTGCTTTTTTTGTTCTAAATCGGATTTTAATTCAGGAGCGCTTGGCTTTTTTTCCTTTTGTCTTGGAGGACTTATATAAACTTCGTTTTTATCGTATTTATTTAATTGCGCTGACAAATTAGGATCAAATTCATCACTTCCAATTCTATTTCCTGAACTATCGACAATCGTTATTTTAGATTGCCATTTTCCAAACAATTTTTTAGGTTTAGTAATAACTATCCGGACATCAGTATAATCTATTGCCTTACTATTAACTAATTTATTAAAATAATTCACTATGTTGGCAAACGTACCTTGATAAAATACACTTGAATTTGGCAATAACTCATCGCCTCCCTTCATTTTGAAATCTTCTAAACCCGGTATGTCGGATGTAAAACTAATTTTGTTTGAGGTTTCGTTACTCAACGCATTTAACATTTGCGAAACATCAAAAAAATAATTTTGGTCAGGATCAGTTAATCTTTCAGGATATTCTGGTATCTCATCTTTTGTCTTTTCAATTTTTTCAATCGGCTCAACCCTTAAAATTCTGCCTTTATTTTTTTTCAAAGACGAATAAGTATCGGTTTTGAAATTAGGATAAATACTACTGGCGTATTTCCTAATTTCCGATATTGAATAAGGCTCTTTTTTTCTTTTCTTTTCCTTAACAAGCGAGGAAACAATTAAATTGTACTTCCTTATCCCAGAAGTTCTTTGTAATTTTTTTTTCTTGCTTTCGCCCATTCTAAATTTGATTTACATACAAAGGCGCAAGTTTTGAAATAAAGATAAATTCAAATTTTTCAACGAATAGGCGAAATGCAAGAAATTTCTTTGAGTTAAACCAAAACACATATTCAAAACTTGCGATATCAAAAATAAGAAAAATTTTTATTGTTGCTATTATTGTTAATAAAAACTTTTGTTATTGTTGTTATTATTAAAGAAAAAGGCCGGAG